CACCAAGCGCTCCAGCTGTCTGACCGTACTGCTGGGCCAATAACTCACCCGCACGAGTCCTTCCTGCCGCCAGGTTAGTACCCAGGTTAGAGATGCTCTGGACCGCTGGTAGCCCATACTGAGCCAGGTTGCCGGCCAGTTGGCCACCCAGGTTAGTCTGGGCCTGTAGCTGCTGAGAACCTAATCCTGTGGCAATGTTCGCCAGGTTAGAGCCCTGAGACATAAGAGCATTTGATCTTGCCTGGGCCTCTCCTGTAGCCAGGTTTGCGAGGTTTGTTCCAGCCCCTGTAGCTATTCCTGCCGCGCTGCCTGTAGCCCCTAGTCCCTGACTTGATAAAGCGCCCAGGTTAGATATCTGCTGCTGTAGCCCTTGTGAGGCCAGGCCTTGCCCAAAGCGTTGTAACTCCTTCTGGACGTTACCACCTCCGAGTCCGCCGGTAGCCGCAGCTCCTGCTAGGTTTGCTCTCATGCCCTGCTCGCGCAAGAAGGCCATTTGTGGAGATTCTTGATAAGCCTGGTTAAATGCGTCTTGCCCTAAAGCCCCGGACAATGCCATCTGCTGCTGAAGAGCTGTGTTTCCAGCTTGCATATATGGGTTAAACATTTCCTCAGCTCGGCCGTATGCTCCGCCGATATCTTGTCTTGCCTGGCCGAATCCTGTCCCAATAGCGTCAAGACCCTGAGTAGTTCCAGAGGTAATATCACCCCTGGCAATCTGAGACTGAGCCGCTGCCTGTTCTAGTCCTCTTGCGTACTGATCTGCTAGATCTGCCCTGCCCGCAGTGTTGAGCTGGTCAAGCATCTCAATGGCGCCACTGGCCCCGGTCCTAAGAGCTTGCTCTGATCCGCTTAATCCTGTTGGGATGCTTGAGGACATTGGAGCACCAGCGGTTGCTGTAGCGCCAGGCATGACCGAGGCAAACCCAGGATCGTTGTACTGAGGTACTGATGATAGTTGCTGCCCTGTCTGAGCTTGAGGAGTTGGTGCAGTTGCCTGCGCTATCTGGGCTGCTGTCTGAGTTGTTGTTTGAGCTGCCTGGGCTGGTGTCTGAGTTGCGCCCTGGGCTGGAACGGTTAGCCCCATCTCTGACATTAATTTAGATATGCCGTCAATGGTTACGCCAAACTGATCCGCTGCTTGCTCGGCAGTTATGTTGCCCTGGCTGATCTGCTCGCCCACCCTTTGGGCGTCCTGCATGTTGTAGTTGCTATCAGCCGCTACATTGCTAACCATGCTATCGACTATCTGATCCCTTGTGAGGCCTGTGTTCTGCTCCAGGTAATCAGAAACCTCAGAAACCGGGGCGTCAAAATACTTTGCCACTTGCGGAGCGGTAGCTACGCCGGTAGTAATAAGACCCTCAAGCTTCTTGGTTTGCTCTGGAGTAAATGAGCCTTCCTCATAAACCGACTTAGGTATATCAGAGATTATTTCCATTACCCGGTTTTGATCAACCTTAAAATGTTCTGCAACATCAGTTACGTTTAGCTGACCCTTGTTCATGAGGTTGGTTATTGTCTCAACCTGCTCATCTGTGTACTCGCCAGCAGCATTTGCTGGGATAGACCTCATTGTCTCCCTGGCTTGCTCATTGTCTATCGCTTGTATAGACATATTGTCCATTGGTAACTCTAAGGCCGCAGCAACATAGTTTGGCGTTACATTAAAATTTTGAGCAACCTGATTAACGTCAACCCGTCCAGAGTTAACCAGATTCCTTACGGCATCTATTTCCTCCAAGGTATAATCATTATCTACAGGAATCCCTGCCAATGGGTTTGCGGCAGGGGCTGACTGAGCTGAAACACCAGTAGCAACCGCAGCATCTGAAACCATAGACACAGGAACGCCAAAAGCATCAGCCAGAGCTTGATTATTCATCCCTAGAGATTGAGCCTCTAGCAGAGCTGCCCTTTGAAGATCTAAAGGAATAGGCTGTGACTGAGCTATAAGATTCTGTATGTCTTGAATTGCAGCCATTATCGGGGCTCCCCAAATTGGTTGAGAGATCCTGGGTCAGCGCTAAGGACCTGTTTAACTTGAGCAGTTGTAATCTGTGGCGAGGCTGCTGGCGCAGATGCTGCCGGTGTAGATGCTGGCGCTAATAACCTGCCTTCATTCTTGCCGTAGTTATCGTAGTGCCACTTCGCATAACCCTCTTCAGTCCTAAACTGTGGATCACCACCAGCTATTAACTGATCTTTCTTTGCATTGTAGTCGGCAGAGATGTCAGGATTTGCAGCCAGGTAATTTCTTGCGTCAAAGGCTTTCCAATCAGTCTGGGCTGTATCACCGAAATCTGGTCTTGTGATTTGATTGAACTGCAATCCTTGAGGTGATGTTAACCCCGAAAGAGCACCATAGTTAACAGGTACGCTTTGCGCCTGGAGGGCTCCGTAGTTCATTGGCTCACCCAGAATAGCCGAGCGTTGCCCCATAAGACCTGCAAGAAGGGCCTGTTGAGCCATCAAGTCACCAGACTGTACCGACTCAATCATTGGCCTGAACGTAGACCCGGCTATACCAATGTTCTGGTTCATAGCCTGTTGGCGAATTGCTTGTGCGCTCTGATAGCCAGGGGTCAAAGAATCAACGGCTCGCTGCCCGTAGTTTTGAATCAAGCCCATGTTAGCCTGGCGTTGAGCTGCCGCCTGGTCTGCCGCTTTCTCTTGAGCCTTGTTGCCCAGTATTGAGCCGCCCAAGCTGGCCGCAGTCATTGCAATAGTTAACGGATCCATTCTCTCGCCCTACTTAAATTTAGTTGATTTTAGCATACTTAGACTGCGACCCATCCCTGCGAGGTGTCGCCGCCGATATCTGGTTGCATTTTCCTGTACTCTATCGATCCTGTGGTCCCGGTAGAGTTTATGTACAAGCTGTACTGCCTGGCCTCTACCACTCCCTCTGGCGATCCCACTCCCACTATAGGGATGCTTAGGCTTGCGTCCTGGGTGAACTGTCTAAACGGTTGAGCCATTGTCCCATCAGGCTGGACGATAGGCTGCGCCTGGTTAAGTCTAGGACCTGTCACTTATCGCCACCAATGATGTTAGCGGTTAACTGTATTATTACAGGCTTGACCGCATCGGTTAGAGTGAATCTAAATATCTCAAACCTGGAAGCTCTCCCATTCCTGCGCCAGATCGCCCGACGAGCATACTCACCTATTTTGCCTATGCTTCGAGATACTGGTCCGCTCCAGGTCTTGCCGTCCTTGCTTCTTTCTAGCGTGATCTGAGGGTCAGGAGCATCAGCATTACCTACTCCAGACTCTACCGTGAGCTCTAGTGTAGGGAAGAAAACAGACTGCATGTTGTTCTGAAAGGGCTGTGTAGCCACTCGTCTTATGATTGTGTTTTCGTACTCTGTGTACACGTCAGAATCAAGCTCACCAATCCTTCCGTCTACCAGGTCGCCGCATAGTATTATATTGTATGCCTTGACTACCGAGGATGCCCTGAATACCGCCTGTGAGCCGTCTATGAGCGATTTCCTTTCGTGCCACCTCTGAGATGTCGTATCGTACACAAGCGTCGTAGAGGGCAAGGAGAAGCCTATAAAGTATGCTCCCTTGTTAGCGTATGCCCATGAGAAGATATTAAATAGTTGACTGTCGGTGAGCTTTGAAAGAATCGAGTCTATTGCAGTGGTTGATATTTTAGCCGTGCTGTTGCCGTTCAACGCCCAAATAGCTGGACCTTCATTTGCTCCACCACCAACCCACATGAACGTGTCTTGAGCGTTAACCAGTGAGTAAGGCGCAAAGCATCCTTTCTGAAGGAATAGACCTGTTCTGCTAAACGGGAAGTCAGCTCCACCTATATTCTGAAATGCCTCGAATGTTTGGCGCCCAGAGATAAATAGCTGGTTCTTGTAGACCACCGGGGCCACAATGTCGTCCGGGTCAGATTCAGCAGTGCCGAAGTCTAAGGCGTTGTACGAGAGTCCGTCGTTGATTGCAGAGACGATAAACTTCTTGGAATCTGTGGTAACCAGAAAATAGCCATCAATAAATACGACGAATTGAGGAGATCCATTAGCTGTAAAGTCCGTATCTGTGATCTGAGCAAACGTGTCAGATACATGGTTGTAGATAAACCCATCACCACCAGGGACCAGGATCATGAGCTGGGTGCCGTTATCGGCCATTGATACCCTGCCGGTTCCAGATATCTCCCCCAGAAATACTAGAGAATAACTTACCTGGTCGAATACTATTGCCTGATCAAGTCTATATAACCTGGTTCCGTTAACGAAGTAGGGCTTGCCGGCCATTTCGTGACCACCCCGGTTCTCGTTGTCCAAGGTTCCAGATGTTGAAAGTTGCGTAAGCCCTGGAGTGCCGAATAACGTCTCCTGGCTCAGTGCTTGCCCCTGGGCGATGTTCGGATACCAGTTGGTACACTCTTGCGCTGCGATAGGTAAAGAGTCTGAGACATAGAAACCATTCGCTATAGGTAACTGAGTTACTGGCATCTAAGAGACTCCGAGCAAACAATCCGTGACAGTAATATCATTAGTGCTTGAGTTGTTTGCCACAAATAGCTCAACATAATCCGAGGTAGCCATTGAGATATTAAACACAATGGACACGTTTCCGCTTGCCCCAGCGCTTACCGTTCGAGTCATTTTGGCGTTGGTAATCGGAACGCCGTTTTTAGCTAACTGAATGGTAAGTAGCTGATTAGTACCCACAGGCACTAAAGTTACCGAAGCAACAAACTGTACCACGGTAGTCGTGTTGCCAGTGTAGGTCAGCCTTCCAGTTGCATCAGTTGTGAAACTTGCCGCTACATCAGTTATAAACGTACCTGCGACTTTTACAGGCGTGTCCTGAGTTGTGATTGCTGTTGCAGTTGCGTTGCCATGCAAAACCACCTGAGCGTAAATCTCATCAGCGATAGAAGTGATCTGTATCCC